TTGATCTTAACTTTCTGTGAATCAAGGTACAATCCTGTTTCATTCATCCAAACTTCTGCAGGAGCTGCCATAGCCTGATGTTGATACCCTGCTACATCAATTACTCCAAATTGAACATCCTTCCACCACTCTCTATTCTGACAAATGTTAATCATTTCTTCCGTAATAAGTGACTGTTCGTAGACTTCATCGATAAGTCTAACTTGATCATCGCTGATCTGTATCGCTTCGATTGCATAGCCACCCGCATATCCCGGATCCATCCACAAGTGCACGGGTTCGTTTGGTATATACTCAGCCTTTTCTGATATATGTCTATCACTTCTGAATTCTTGGAATACGATTCCCGTAGGTGGTGAAGGTATTCCTTCAATCCTTTCCATAAAGAAGTCATCACTAGCTTCATTCTTAAGTTTTTGTATTTCAGGGTCATCTTTGCCTCCCGGATATAAGTGTTTATTCGTATAAGAAGGAAGAGAAAAAGATTTTTCATCTCCTGCTCCATATTTCCATGCCTGAAACAACGAAGGGTACCAACCAAGGCTGCCTTCAAATGTTCCTGCAAGAAACATCCATGCACTTCTAGGTGCACATCTACCTCTTATCCTGTAATAACTTTCTAAATCTAACTGACTAGCCTCACAACCTATGATTCCATTAGGTGCTCTCATAGCTAGAGTACGAGGATCTTTAGCTGACTTAGTTTCAATAACAGTTCCGTCAGCTAATTCTATTCTGCCCGGATCTACTCTCTTGGAAGCCTTCTTTAACAGGTTTAATTTAGCAAAATCTTCTATTAAATATTCAAATTCTGCCCTAGTTCTGCCGTAATCTGCAGCAACTAGCCAATATAATCCCGGTTCTTCTGTTTCAAATATCTTTCTAAGCAGGAATTTACTAGCGATCATGCTTTTACCTGCCTGTTCTCCACCTGCCACTAGGGTAAATCTTTTATCCGAGTCTAAGATTTGCCTTTGTTCGTCGGTAGGTTCAAACCCTACCTTCTCATAAAGGAAATCAGTTAATTCATTTTGGATTTGAGTCATTAATTATGTCCTCAGCTTCTTTTTCAACCTTAGTTTTAGGTTTGTTTTCCTTATTACTCTTAGCCATCTTCCTAAATTCAGAAATAAGTTGTCTTGAATCATCACCTGTGTTGTCACCTGCTTTATATCTTTCAGGTAAGTGGGCATTTAACATGGTTATTAACAGCAAGGGTCTAGAATAATCTTCACTTTTTAACATTTTGTCTATCAAAGTAAATGCTGTACTCTCTAAACTTTCTCCAACTGCTAACCTTGCATCGTCAAATTCCTGTTTAAACTCCGAATCTTCTTTAAACCATTCGTATATTGAGTTCCTACCTACAGGTAACCCACTAACAGCACTCGATATCGTCCTAGATTTACCAAATGCCTTTAAAAATTTCTTCTTTAATTCTACTTTGTCTTCGTCACTAAATGCCATTGACCTGTCCTCCTACTTACAATATAATAATATTGTTGACTCACATAGTCAACACTTTCTCTCGTGATAGGGGGGACACAATATATACTCATATATAATTATCCAAGCCAAAAAATCCCCCTATCCGTCCATTTTTCAAGCTTTCCTTGTATTGACACCCTTTGCAATATAGCTATATAATGCTATAGCGAGAGAAGAATACCATAATTAGCTTTGCTCTCCCCAATAAGGGAGAGCAATTAGCTATATATAGCTACAGCCATAGCAAGTCCACTTTGCAAAAAAAAATTGTCATAGGTATGTATAGCCCATTTGCAGATTTCTTAAGACATACCCCCTTCTCTCTTCTTCTTCGCTGTTGATTGATTGATTAAATAGCTAAACTACTTTAGCTATTTGTGGCAACATCGGTTGCACTATTTTTTATAGTGTTTGAATTGTTTGCTATATATTATTTAAAGCTATTAGCAACAGGCACAGCAAACGGAATGTTAATTCCTATATCGCTAAAGCGATTCTTAAATCAATTTTCTTTCTTTTGTTATCCCTAACCGTTACCTATTCGCAAAAGAAAGAAACAAAGAAAACGAATTGGATTCGCCACGATAAAATTTAAAAGTATTTTTGGAATAAATTATTACCTATTTCCTATGATCCTATGATGGCCTTCAAACCCCACATAGAGAAAGACCCCGACCCCCCTTGATGGCCTTCTATTGGCATTGGAAGTATTTCGTCGTAGCAAAATACAGGACAATGTGCTAGTTTAGCATCTGAAAATTTAAATCGCAACAAGCTAAGGCAGATAAAATGTACATGTTCAAGTATCGGTTATCCTGTAAGTAGGATTCCGATACTTGAAATGCACATTTTACTACCTTCCATTTTATGCAATTTAAATTTGTCAGACCGAAAAATGAAATGGAGATTATCCCTTGGATAACTAACCTATGATGGCCTTCGCAAGCAGGAAGGCCTTCAAATGGAAGGTTTTGCCTAATGACTTACCGGCCTGTCGTTGCACGAAGGCTTTTTCAATCTCTTACCTTCTAGCCCTTCGGGCAAGATGGTCTGAGAATGAAGGTCTGTCTATGCTCCATAGTAGGCTAACTCCATAAGGCAAAACTCAACCTTTCATTTCCCCCCATGTACTAACATAATACAGTCTAACATTTGCCACTCCACCCCCCTTCTTGCTACTTAGAAACTAAGTTTTTTATATTTATAAATAAATATTCCTAAAGGAGTACACAATGAAAAACGAACTTAATAATCACTTAAAAGCTAATAGTTACCACTTAAAAACTAATAGTTACTGTAACTGTTATTGGGACAAAGAGTGGCACCCTGAAGAGAATGTATACATGCCTGACTTTTACCAATGTGAAGAGTGTAAGTGTTTAGAAATAGACTATAAGTATTTTGAGAACAATCCAAATGATGATAGCTTTGGTAAAATGCACCTTGCTGTTGGTAATACTAAATACTTCAATTCAAATGGAGAACTAATTAATAAAGGAGTTAAAAATGGCTAAGAAAATTAATGCCGTGATGTTTAATTTTGACATCTCTAATAATTACAATACTACCTACTGTGATTACGAGTGTGTAGCACCTGAAGGCTATTGGGACTACGACAATGAAGAAAACATCTGTAAATATTGTTGGTTTAAAACTCTGTCAGAGACTGATGAACTAGGCATAAAACATGATTATGACTTAGGACTAAAAGCTTTTAGTAGTAAAGACAAACAATACGACGACGAAATACTAAAAATTTATTATAAATTCAAATCAAAAACGAATTAAATTATTATAAACAAGTGACAATAATTTAATTCTAAGGAGATAAAATGAAAACCATTAGAGATTATATAGACATAACTGAAAGCAATCAGCATCATGTCAATCAAAAACCTTTCCTAACTGATTGGGAAATAGAGAAATCATACTATATAGATTATAGTAAACATCAATTACTAATCGATACCTGTAACTTATGCTACTCACAAAATTGTTGGGTACATGATAGTAGGTATCCTGTTCAAAAGGAGTCAAAATGAATAAGCACAGATGTTCATGCCTTAAACCTGATAGATTTGGAAACAAATTATGCAGTTGTAAGAAACATAAGACTTGGTGTTGCTTCTTTACTGATACTAAATGCAGTAAAAGACAAAAGACATACTAAAGTGATGATTAAAAAGAAAGTAATAGTAACTTATAAACAAGTGAAAGTTACTATTACTTTCATGGGTTATTATTAATTATAAAAATAAGGAGATAAAACATATGAGTAACTCAGAAACAAAATCCAAAAGAATTATCAAAGCAGTAGCTAGAGGAGAAAAAGTGACTGTTGGTTGGGTACCGGCTACCAAAGAAGTAGAAGGTAAACATTATTGGCTAAAAGCTAATGGAGAACTTGGTAAGGTACATGAAGAAGAATTCTATAATGTATATGTAGGATTTGGTAATACTAAGAGATTAGTAAACTATGCAGGTAAATTACCTGAAGAGGCTATTGAGCCATATGACAAATATACATACGACTACTTTATCTACATAGAACACCCCGATACACTTGAAATGTTAGCTAGAGTAGAACCTACCATTGCAAAAGGTAGCCAAACAGACTTTAAAACTAATGGAGAGTATCAAAAAGCTAAAGATAAATACCTTGAAATAAAACCCCCAACTAAATGGCAAGATAGACAACACTTATCACCTGTTGAAATCAAAGAAAGAGCAGAAGAATCTAAAATCTATAAGAATAGAAAAGATGCAATGTTCGCAAAAGAAAAAGGATACTTTGGTACTATTGGCATACAAGCTAATGCAGACAAAGAACAACAAGCTGTAAGTAGTGAATCAATAGCTAGTATAAAAGAACAACCAACAACCTTAGAAGAAGGAAGATAACTTCCTTAAAAAACCTAATCGCAAAAGTTATTTGCGATTAGGTTTTTTTTTATTTAGCTTAGAAAAGGAATCACCCCATGCCCAACATCACCACCTCAAAATACAAAAACATTTTGACAAAATCT